CAAGTACCGGCAATACAAACTGCCGGGAGACGACGCTGAGGATTGGGTGCTGCCCTACAGCACCGCGCAGGCCAACGAGTTCCACCTCTTTCAGACGTTGACCGGAGATACCACTGACGGATACGGCGGGTGCCCCGGCATGGGGCCGGTGAAGGCCAACCGCCTGTTCGAGCAAGTGGTACTCGACGAGCACTTCGAGGCGAACGCCTGGACGGCAATCGTCGCTGCCTACGTCAAGGCTGGCCTCTCGGAAGAGGTCGCACTCCAGATGGCCCGAGTCGCCCGCATCCTGCGTGCCGAAGACTACAATATCAAGACGGGAGAAATCAAACTGTGGCTACCTGCATCGCTTGCAACACGAATCACAGCCCCGGCGAGCACTGTAAAATCAACTCCGCCGAGAGCGTCTCGTTCACACGCGACTGTCTCCGCTGCCGAGAGATCACCGGAGCGGGATCCCTACCTGCAACCAGGACGGTCAAAGTCGAAGACTACAAAGGCGTCATCGACGGCAAAGGGGTCAAGCAAGTCATGACGGAGCCCAAGCTCCCGATCCAACTGATCTCCCCTCTGTTTCTCGAGGGGCTGGCCACCGTGCTCCAGTACGGTGCGAACAAGTACGCCTCCAACAACTGGCTGCGCGGCATGTCGTACACCACCGTCTTCGGGGGCGTCATGCGTCACCTGTGGGCGTGGTTCCGCGGCGAGACCTATGACCCCGAGACCAAACTCAACCACCTGTACCACGCCGCCTGCGGCCTGATGTTCCTCGCGCACTATGCGGAGACGGAGGGCTACGGCATGTTCGATGACCGTGTCTTCAAGATTCCTGAACCGGTGAAAGAGGAGGATTTGGTATGAAGCGCCTCATCCGACTTTGGACTCTGCTGGTGCTGGCCCTGCTGGTGGGCTGGTACTGGCAGGGCTGCACCGAGCCGCTCGCTCCAGCCTACGGGGAAGCCACCACGGCCCCGCGTGTGTCTGTTGAGCGTTTCGGAGAGCTCACGATCTACACGGACAGCTTGCTCGACAACGTCTGCTATGTCAACCGTGGCATATCCTGCCTCCCTCTAGGTGCATGGGAAGAGACGGAGGACGGCGATGCTCAGAATTGGGATTGATGTTGACGAAGTCGTGGCTCAGCTTCACCAACCATGGCTAGACCGGTACAACCAGGACTTCAACGACACGTTGACCCCCGACGATATGCCCGATTGGGACATAGACCGGCTGGTCAAGCCGGAATGCGGCGCGACCATCTTCAAGTACCTCACCCCCGACCTGTACGACTCGGACGCCGTGAAGCCCTATCCCGGTACGCTGCAAGCAGTTACGGATATCCTCGCGATGGGACACGCGGTTGTCTTCGTCTCCCACTGCGGAGCCAACAACGAGACCGCTTACGCGAAGGGTAAGTGGTTGTGCCGCAACGGGTTCACTGGTGAAGGCACGACTTTCCTGCCGGGGCCAGACAAGAGCAACGCCCCCTGTGATATCCTGATCGACGACGCCGTTCACAACGTCAAGTCCTTCCTCACGGGTTGGCCCATCCTGCACACCCGTCCTCACAACAAGCGGTACCAGTGGCTCGGCAAGCGAATCAGGCATCTCGACGACATTCTGCCCCACCTGCGCTACTACCAAGTCTAGGCAGGTCAGGGGTTTACCCCCTCCTTTGGTATACCCATATGAACGAAGACCTTGCCCCGGCCTTCTCACAGGCCCAAATCGACTACCTGAATCGGATCTTTCCAGACCGTGTTCCCGATGTGGATGCCTCTGAAAGAGATATCTGGATTGCTGTCGGAGCTCGGAAGGTCATCGCCAAGATGATCCTGCTCGAAAAGAACCGATCCCACAAGAACATCCTTTCCCACTAGGAGCCCGTGATGTGCAGCTTCTCTGTTCCTAAGCCTCCAAAACTGCCGGCCCCGCCCCCGGCCCCCTCAGCCTCGGCAATCCTGGCTGACCGGGAAGAGGTTGGGAGCTCTTCTGAGGTTGCTGTTGGACAGCGTGCTCGTCGTTTGGGGGCTGCGGATCTCCGCACCCCCTCCCCCCGTCTTCCGAGGTAGTCCATGGCTCGCCGCAAATCCACCCCTGCACCGGAGGCACCCGAGGCGCGTGTCACCGCAGTCAGCAGGTATGAGAGCCTTGCTGCCCACCGGAGCCCCTTCCTCCAAAGGGCTCGAGACTGTGCCGCGGTAACCATCCCGGCACTGATGCCACCGGAAGGCGCGAATGGCTCCACTGATTTCTCCACCCCCTTCCAGAGCATCGGAGCACGGGCGGTGAACAACCTCTCCTCCAAGATCGTCCTCGCTCTATTCCCCCCCGGCTCCTCCTTCTTCCGTCTGCTCGTCTCCCCCAAGATCAAAGATGAAGCCACCATCGCTGGTGAACAAGGCATCAATGCTATGAGCGCCATCGAGAAAGAGCTCTCCAGCATTGAGACCAAGGTGGTCAACAAGCTGGAATCACAGGGTGCTCGTGCCTCCTTCTATGAGGCCATCCGGCATGTCATTGCCACCGGCAACGGGCTCCTGCGCGTCACCGCGGAGGGAGGCTTCTCGTTCCACAAGCTCTCATCCTATGTGTGCAAGCGGGATGGAGACGGGAACGTGCTGGAGATCGTCCTCAAGCAGTCGCTGGCTTTCGTGTCTCTCCCGAAGAGCATCCGCACCTACATGGCAGCACACGAGGCCGCGGAAGGTGAGATGACTCACAGCGACGACAACATTGACCTGTACACTTGGGTCAAGTTCGATGGCTCGAAGTGGAATGTCCATCAGGAAGTCGAAGGCATGATCATCGAGGAGACCCGCGGCACTTACCCCAAGGGGAAGAGCCCGTGGATTCCGCTCCGCTTCTCGAAGCTCGACGGCGAAGACTACGGACGCGGGTTGGTTGAAGAGTACCTCGGTGACATTCAGTCGCTTGAGTCTCTCGCCCAATCCATCGTCGAAGGTTCTGCGGCAGCGGCCAAGGTTCTCTTTTTCGTCAATGAAGGCGGCGTGACCTCTAAGCAGGTCATGGCCGAAGCGCCCAACGGTGCGTTCGTTGACGGTGACGCCCGTGATGTGTCTACGCTCCAGCTTGACAAGTTCGCTGACTTCCGTATCGCGGCTGAGACCACGAAGGAAATTCAGCAGCGTCTCGCGGCTGCATTCCTCCTCAACACTTCCGTCCAGCGTCAGGCTGAGCGCGTCACCGCGGAAGAGATTCGCTTCCTCGCTGTCGAGCTTGAAGATGCGCTCGGTGGTGTGTACTCCGTACTTGCAACTGAGTTTCAACGTCCCGTAGTCGTGCGCCTCATGTACCAACTTGAGCGTGCCGGCGAAATCAAACCCATGAAGGAAGGCGACGTTCAACCTCAGATTGTGACCGGCCTCGAAGCGTTGGGCCGCAGTCACGATCTTCAGAAGCTCGACCTCCTGATTGCCGGCGCGGCTCAGACGCTCGGACAGGACGTCGTGGCGAAGTACGTCAACGCCGGGGAGTATTTCCTTCGGCGTTCCGTGGCCCTGGCCGTGGACTCCACCGGACTCATCCGGACGGACGAAGAGGTTCAGCAGGCCGATCAGGCTGCTCAGCAGCAAGAGCTCGCCAAGCAAGCTGTTGGCCCCGGCATCAAAGCCGTAGGCGATCAGCTTGCTGCTGCTGGTACAGCCCCACCCACACCAGAAGGATAATCGTATGGCTAAGTCTGGCCCCGACCTTTCCGAGTTTGATCCCAAGGCTGGAGCTCCCGCTCCGGACATTGGTTTCACGAGAGGGAAGGTAGTGAAGACACTGTCTGACGGCCCGAAGATGGGCAAAGACGGACAGTTCCTTCCCTGCAAATGGACGCTGCCCTCGGGCAACATCCGGACTAGCCACTAGTGCCGTCGCTGACTATCGCACCGGGAGCAAACGCCCCGGTGCCAGCGGCCCCAGTGGCCCCCGACAACGTCGCGCTCAACGCTGACGGCTCTGTCTCCGCAACACCCGCCGCTACGCCCACCCCTCCTGCTGTAGATCCCAACCGTCCCGCATGGCTCCCCGAGAAGTTCAAGGATCCCGAGGCGATGGCTAAATCTTATGCGGAGCTTGAGGCGAAGCTCGGCACGCCCCCCAAAGTCGAAGACCCACCGGCCCCTGCGCCGAACCCCTCGGGGATAGACTTTCCTGCGCTCGAAGCTGAGTACGCGAAGGATGGGGCACTCTCCAAGGACTCGCTCGCGAAGTTGAAGGCTGTGGGAATCACCGAAGCAGACGTCGCGCTGTACGCCGAAGGCCGTGTGGCCGCTGGCAACAAGCTCAACGACGCTGTGGCCGCGGTGGCCGGTGGAGTTCCACAGATGCAGTCTGTCCTCGAATGGGCTGTCGCCAACCTGCCGACTGCCGAGCAGGATGCGTACAACGCCGCCGTGGATTCAGGCGATGTGACTCGCTCCACGCAGGCGTTCGCTGGCGTGATGGCGAAGTACGCCGTCGCTAACCCCACCGAGCCGGCCCTCATCTCGGCGGACAATCCCTCGACCACGGTGCCGATGTACAAGGCATGGGCCGAAGTGACTGCCGACATGGCCAATCCCAAGTACCCGAAGGATGCCGCCTTCCGCAGTCGTGTGGCTGCTCGTCTCGCCGCATCGGATAGCACGAGGTTCACCTACTAATGGGCTTCATCGGGAAGATCCTCTCAGGCCCTCTGAGCGGGATCATCGACTCCGTTGGTGGGCTGCTCGACAAGGTCTCCACGACTGATGCCGAGCGCCTCGCTGCGAAGCAGGAGCTCCTCAAGATTGAGCGTGACTTCCAAGTGGCAGTCCTCGCTCTCGACACGGAGTTCGCCAAGGCACAGGCCGATGTGATCAAGACCGAGATGCAGTCCGCGTCGTGGATGGCTCGATCCTGGCGTCCGATTCTGATGTTGACGTTCACGTTCATCATCGCGTGGCAGTTCATTCTCGCCCCGGTGTTTGGTCTCGTTGACGTTGCCATCCCCACTGATATGTGGGATCTCCTCAAGATTGGCATGGGCGGATACATCTTCGGACGTAGCGCTGAAAAGGTGCTACCCGATATGGTGACTGCGCTCAAAAAGTAATCGAGATGGTGCCGGCTTTGCCCCGGCACATAAGCTGCTACCGGCCCCTCCCGCAGGCCTCGCCCTGTTGCCGGTAGTAGCTCTCGTCTCTCCTTATTAGGAGGGCGACCCAACAAGTCCCAACGCTCCACGCTCCAGCAGACGTTGCCCTCCTACGGGAGACAAGCCACCGACGCCAGCCGACGACCGAAAGGGATCGGGACGACACTGTAGTTCATCCCCATCTTTTCTTTCCGAGGTTTTCCGAATGGCTGCTCCTAACATGACTCCCACCAGACATGGTGAAGTCAACAACGCAGGCGCGTTTGACGCCCTGTATCTCAAGGTTTTCTCGGGTGAAGTTCTCACGGCCTACCTGACCAAGTCGGTCATGATGGGTCGGCACAGCGTGCGGACGATCACCAGTGGTAAGTCGGCTCAGCACATTGTCACTGGCAAGGGCTCAGCTTCCTACCACACCCCCGGCACGCTTCTGACGGGCACCACGCTTCCGTCGAACGAGCGCGTCATTATCATCGACGACCTGCTTGTCGCTGATCGCTTCGTCGCCAACTTTGACGAGGCCATGAGCCAGTACGACCTCCGTGCCCCGCTTGCTCGGGACATTGGCTTCGTGCTTGCGAACACGATGGACAAGAACCTGCTCCAGGTTGTGGCGCTGGCCTCACTGGCCACCACGACTGTTACCGGTGGCAACGGTGGATCCAGCGTTACGGATGCCGACGCCGCCACCAATGGCGACAGCCTCGTGCAGAGCATCTTCGACGCCGCACAGGCGCTCGACGAGAAGGACGTTCCGGAAGATGACCGCTATTGCATCGTGAAGCCGGCGCAGTACAACGTGCTGGTCAACGCCGCGAAGGCGATCAACGGCGACTACTCGAGCAACAACGGCGGGATTGACTCTGGCCGCATCTTCCAGATTGCCGGCGTGACCATCGTGAAGTCGAACAACCTTCCGCAGACGAATGTTGCCTCTGGCCCCGCGGCCTATCGGGGCGACTTCAGCAACTACTTGGGCCTCGTCTTCCAGAAGGAAGCTGTCGGCACCACGAAGTTGCTCGATCTGTCGGTTGAGCATGAGTACTTGATCCAGTATCAGGGGACGCTGCTCGTCGGCAAGTACGCCGTCGGTCACGGCATCCTCCGTCCCGAGTGCGCCGTCGGTATCATCTCGGCGTAGTCAGCGGTAGTTCTCCAAGAATGGGGGATAGGGTTTTGATCCCTGTCCTCCATTTTTTTCTTTCCCCTCCGAATGAGACACACAATGGCCTCCCTCAATACCATCGTCGCGACCACTGAGCTCGACGCCGTGAACGCGGCCTTGTCGGCCATTGGTGAAGCTCCGATCACTGACGTTGACTCCGCCACGCAGAGTGACGTAGCACTCATCCTCCGACTGCTCAAGGCACAGATGCGTGCCGTCCTTGCACTCCAGTGGAAGTTCAACACTGACTTCGCGTATCAGATTGCTCCGACTGCTACGCTCGTATGGACGGACAACGACAGCGTCTCCACGACGCTCAATGTCTTTCTGCCTCCCACAGACTTGCTCGCCTTCCAGGTCTCGAAGACTGAGAAGAGCCACGGCAAGCATCCTGACCTCGTAATCCGTACCTCCAAATACTATGGCGACCCAACCTTCGTCCCGGTCTTCTATGACCGTGAGCTCAACCGCGAGGGCCTTGTGGCCGCTGACTTCCCCTACCTGTACATCGACGCGGTCTGGTCGGTGGACTTCACGAAGATGCCTGAGACGGCCCGACAGTACATCGTCATCCGTGCAGCGCGTCAGTTCATCCAGCAGGCTCTCGGCTCGTCCGAGCTCGCTGGCTTCACCCAAGCCGATGAGCTCTTCGCTCTTCGCGCACTCAAACGGGATCAAGGCGCAGTGGATGAGTACAACGTGCTCAGTCACCCCGCCTTCGGCGGTGTCCTCGGTGGACGCCGGTTCAGAGGCAGTATGATCTCCCGGCTTTCCTCACCCAATCACTCCTAGGTAGACCCCCATGCTGCTTCTTGAGAACATCCCCCACCTGCTCAGCGGTGTCACGCAGAAGTCGAAGACTCAGCGTCATCCCACGCAGGCACAGGCGCAGGTCAACGCATACTCTGACCCGCAAGACGGTCTCAGGAAGCGGCCCCCGACTGAGTGGATCGCCACGTTGGATGCCGCGGCGACCTACGATAGCAATACGTTCGTGCATGTCATCAACCGCAGCACCACTGACCGCTACCTTGTCATTGTTGAGAACGGCGTGCTCTCTGTCTACAACGCAGAGACCGGCGCCGAGCTTACGGTGATTGGTGCGGACACCGACAACTACCTCAACATCCAGCCGACTCCCGGTGGGGACAGCATCACGCTGAATGGAACAAGCACCTCGCTCCTCACGGCGTTCGCCCCCCCGGCTGGTGGTGCGTTTGTGGCGGTCAGCACGAATGCGCTGGCCACCTTCGACACCGACAATCACCTTACGTTCCCCTCAGCGATCAACCACCTGATCTCACAGTACGTCTGGAACGTGGTCATTCCACAGGCTGACTACACGGTTACCGGCGTGTGGCTCTGGCCTGGAATCTACGATCCTGCCGACACGTTCAGCCTCCGCGCACGCAACAGCCTCACCACGCGGGAAGGCTATCAGATTCAGTTCGGCGCGAGCACTTGGAATCTTGTCGAGTGTAATGCTGCCGGTGTTCATACCAGCCTTGCCACAGACACCTACGCCAACGTAGGGGCGTCTGTTCCGGTCAAAGATGTGGAATACACAGGCACCTTGACCGTCAGCGGCACGACCATTTCCGCCACTTTCGGAGGAGTTACCCTCGCCTCTGTGACTGATGCCACGCTTGCCGGCCCCGGCTACATGGGCCTCGGTGGAGCTACCGGAGCCGGCTTTGGCTCTGACTTGCATGTGGTCAGCATCGCTTCTACCTACGACATTCCGGCTGTCGGCTCCTCCACGCCCACCCTCCGTGCCGCTACCATCGGGGACACGACGGTACTGGTGAACACCAGCAAGACCGTCTTGCTGGACACCACGAAGGCCGCGGCTCGGCTATACGAGGCGCTCGTCTTTGTCCGGCAGGCTGACTTCGGTACCAGCTACTCGATCACCTTGAATGGCAACAGTGTCACGGTGAGCGGGAAGGTCGGCTCTACTGCCGCCGCTCGAGACGATATCGCAACGGATCAGATCGCGCTGGAGCTCGTGGCTCGCCTTGAGGGGAACATAGCGATCAACACCAGCTTCACGTTCACCCGCTACGGCTCGACGATCTACATTACTCGCGCCGACGGAGAAGACTTCACGATCTCCACAAACGACGGGCTGGCCGACAACGCCATCTTGGCCCTCAAAGGCTCCGTGCAGCGATTCGACGACCTGCCGGCCATTGGTGTGAACGGCTTCATCATCGAAGTCACCGGAGATCCCGGCTCAGAGTTCGACAACTACTGGGTAGTCTACGACGACCTCGACATGCCTGACGAGGCCGGTGTATGGCGAGAGACGGTCAAGCCAGGAATCCTCACGGAGCTTGACGCTGCCACCATGCCCCACAAGCTCGTCCTGAATGGCGGAGTCGTTAATGATTTCGAGTCCATCGGAGAGACGAAGCTCCCTACCATTTCCGATACTGGTGGCGGATCCGACTCATACGAAGGATTTGAGACCACGCAGTGGACTGCGCCCCGCGGCACTAATGGCGCCGACGCTGTGACGATCAGAGAACAAGGCTCCGTTCTGTACTCCACCCCCCAGGATGCCAACGGCCTCGAAACGAAGTTCTACTTTTACTTTGACGTCGATACCCGCAGGGTGCGCTCGGGGAATGATATCACCCTGACGTTCGCGACAAGCACCGCCGCGGCCCCCACGGTGTACGGTGTTGACCAGATGGTTCTCTCTTACAGCCCCGGTCAGTACCTGATGGGACAGGCGGACAGAGCCTTTACCTACGCTTTGGAGGCTGGCGCTCGCATTCGTGTGACTCTCACCTATGAGTCCATTACACCCGAGGATTATTCCATTCCTAACCGTCTAGCGCGTGTGACGTTTACAGGCCGCAACAAGCTCCTTGTAGGCCAAGATCACCTCGGCGTCACCTATGAGCCGAAGACGGGTAAGGCGCTGACGTTCGGCCCGACCACCGAGTACCCCGATACGCTCGTGATCACCATGACGATTGCTGGTACGGATTACGCCATCGACTGCTCGAACGGGCCTGATGGGACAGCCCTTGCCGCCTACGTCGCGGCCAATCAGGTGATTGCGGGGTACACGCTGTCCAATCCTTCTGCTGGTGTGTTGAACATCGTCAAAGGCGCTGGCACGGCGTACACGTTCACCGTGGCGCAAACGTGGGACGCGACCACGCACGCAAACGTCGCAGGCTTGGGAGCCACCGACCACTCGACGCTGATTCTCTTCAACGTCACGGACGGCTCGACGGCCATCATCACCAGCAACACCGACAACTCTATCCTCACTGCGGCTCTCGCAGGCGGGGCGACCAACACATACAATCCTGGGGATCTACTCCGGATCCTCGCCACGACGTCGGACTACTTCTCGCTCCTTCCGATTCCTTGGACGGCACGGGCAGTCGGGGACGATGACACGAATCCCTTCCCCACCCTCGTCAACGACAAGATCAACGGCGTGTTCTTCTACAAGAATCGCCTCAGGTTCCTCTCAGGGG